CAGAAATTTAATTCTGATTGAACAGGTATTTCTCTAATTTTTAATTCATTAGCTAAAGCAAATAAAGGTTCATAAACTTTTTTTTGTGTATGTCTTGCAGCTTCTGCTACTTCAGGAATTGCATGGTCAAAACTATTAAGTCTAGCAATAGTTATTTCTTTAGCAAATTGATCTTGGTTTAACCAACCTTCAGTTTTTCTATTTTTAAACATCATACCAATATCTGTTCTTGGTACAGAAGCTCCTGTTTCTAATTGTTGTCTTTGAACATATTTTAAATATTGATCTTTAACTAATTTATGGGAGAAGTCTTTTGATTAATAACTCTAAATACTGGAGTCCATGGGCCATCTTCTCCAAATATACCTAAATTAGATTTAACAAATTTTTCACCTGTCATTTGTTGTTTAACTGTAAATTTTCTAGGAGTTGTTTCTGTTTTAGCAGCACCTACACTACTAGGTAATAATTCTTTTTCATTAGGATTAACAAATGTTCCATCTATACCTACATCACCATCTTTAACTTCTTTACCAATCCAAGTATTTTCTAATTCTTTAATATTATTTTGTATTTTAATATTTGGTGGTGAACTTAATTTATTTAATACATAAGGTATTCCATAAGCAGCACCTGCTACCCAAGCAACATATTTATCATCTCTAAAAGGATCTAAATTTTGTTTAGCAAATTCTTCTGCTGTTGCAGCTGTTCCAAATACTTTAGCACTTCTTAATACTTGAGGTACTTTAGGTAATAATAATAACATTGATGGATCTGCAAAAGCTCCTGTTATTCTACCTAAATGATACCAAGGAGATTCTTTATTTACAGAATGCATAGCTTTCATTTTATTTACTAAAGAACTTGTTTCTGCTTGGCTTTTACTAAAATAAAAATGATGCATAAAATCTTCGTATCCTTGTAACTGTGGATCATTAGATGGATTGTAATTTTCCTCTACTGGAAAATCAGAATCATCATTCATTTTTTGATAAAAAAGCATTGGCAAGTTTTCTTCTTTAAACCCATCCCACCAATCAGTTATGCTGTAATCAACAACTTGATTATTTTTAGTTTTTTGATTTTCAATATCTTTTAATGATATTGGTTGAGGGTAAAACACTCCCATTAAAGTTTACCTAACTCACCATTGTAAGAATATATTGCTTCTTTGTAACCTTGTATAATAACATTATCTACATAAGAATTAGATGTACCAAAATTATTATCATAATATTCATGCCCCATTTCATGTTTAACAATAAATTTTAATAGTTTATGCATTTGGTTAGAATCCATTAAATCAATAGTGTCTTCTGGCATAAAATTAGTATTTTGTTCTAATGATTTTAAATATGAACCTGAATCTTTAGCATACATAGTAAGAATTTTTTCTATGGTTGGATTTGAACCATATCTTGTATCAACTTTATTTAAAGCAGCAGTTAATGTTGAATGATTTAAAATAGTTTTAACTGAAGCTCTAATGCTATCTTTAGGATGTGAAAATACAGCAAATTTTCTACTATCTGCATTTAATTTTATATCCATTTCACCATTCCAATTGTCTGATGATACTGCTCCCCAGTTATTAGTTCTATGTGTTAAAGCTTTACTTTTATCTTGATAATTTTCAGTAACCCAAGCTTTATAATGTAAATCCATATTATTTTTGGTATATGGCATTTTATGTGGTGGATATAATGCTTCAACTGCAGATTCAGTGTCTTTTATTTTTCTATTAGCATTTATTTTTTTAACAAAAGATAAACTTTCATTTTTAATTGTTGCCATTGTTTCAAATGTAGTTCTCATTTCTCTAAGATCTCCATCAAAACCAACTGCTTTTGCCATAAAAGCTAATGGTCTAATTTCCCAGGGTACACCAGTAAAAATTGGCATATCAGGATACCATCTCCAATTTCCCATACCTACTGCTGTACGAGCAAAACCATAAATTGCTTTTTCTGCATATTCTGATTTTGATTTATCTAAATTTTTATAAAGATCTGTTTTTTGAAATTCTTTATACATTAAATCAGCAACATGATTATGTACTTGAGTAGCACTTGCAGGTGCATCTTTATCTATACTCATCCAATTGTGAGGATGAAATTTTTCATCTAAAGTAATTGCATCTTCACCTTTATGAATAGTTAAGTCATAATTATTAGTACCATCATTATCTAAGGCAATTTTAACATTACCATTAGGATTATCTGCATATTCTTTAAAATATTTATCAATAACTTTTTCCCAATTGTTACTTCCATATTTTTCCATTTGACCATTTTTATCTAATGAATGAAAATCTTTATTCATTGCTGCATAAACATCATCATTGTTAAATGATCCTTTATTTAACCAAAAAGGTTGTTTAACTAATTTAGGAACACCATCAGAAGTATGTGTTTCAATACCCCAATTTTCATCTTTAAGTCTTTGCATAGTTCTGTGCCAAGCTTTTGTTCTTAATGGTGCATTTTCTTTAGCCCATACATCAAAATCATCTGAATTAGACATTAATGTCATTTCATTAATAAATAATTCTTTTAATTGCATTCTAGCATGAGCAGGAATAATTCTTTCTCCTCTCCATGACATCCATGTAGTTTGATCTCCTTCTGCTAATAAATGTTTATGATATGGATTTTCGTGATCCATAAATAATTTAAGAAAAGCATTTGGTGAAAAAGTTGCAGTTCCTAAAGAATTATTAAATCGATTTATATCAAACCATAAAAAACCATCTTCATCTATACCGTCATTAAAAGATCCTTTAATATTATTGTATCTAGTATCCCAATTAATATCTTTGTATTTATTTAATGTTTCTGCTGCAGCAATATCATTTCTTGATTCAATGCCTTGTTCAGCAGCCCATTTAAGAAAAGGATCAGCACCACCCCAATTAGGAAATAGTTCATTACTAGTTAAATAATTATAAGCTAATATTTTTTCTTTTAATTGAGCTAAAACTTCTGGTTTATCATAAGATCCACCACCATCTATTTTTAAATAGTTTTTAAACTCATCTGGAAATACATTTAATTCAGATAAAAGATTTGTAGCTGTTATAAAGCTTTCAGTAAATTCCCCATTAACCATACCCATTTGAATATCGTGAATACCAAAATTAGCTAATATAGCTGAAGCTACATCTGATTTTTCTTGTTCACTTTTAAAATCAATAAGTTTTCCACCTTGTTGAAATTTACTAATTTTTGATTGTATATTATTTCTATAATTTGCATCTTCTATAATTTGATTATATTTTGCAGATCCATATTCCATATTTGGAATTGACATAGCAAGATCGTGACCATCTTTGTCAGCTCCTTGGAATTGTTCCCATGACATTAAATTATTAGGTTCATACAATTGTTTTGTATTAATTTTATTAGAGTTTTTTGGTTTGCCAAAAATGTTTTCTGTAGTGTGTTGTTGATATAATTTTTTAATTTTATTAACATTTTCAGATCTTTCAAAAGGATCTTTTAAATAATTATTATATTTTTTATAAATAGGATTTTCTTTATTTTTAGATTGCAATGCAAATTTATCAACACCATTTGCATATTGAGTAAGATATTTAATAGCATCTACTTCATCAATGTTTTTCATTATATTAAACACTCTTAATATTTCTATATTTTTAATATCTTTATCTAAATCTGTAGTTAATTGACTTTGAGCTATTCTACCTGTTTCAACTAATGACTCTTGTCCTAAACCATAATTTTGATTTAACGTAAGTAATTGTTCATCAATATGATTATTAAAATCTATTGGAGATGCATCAACGTTTTGATTGATTTCAAATAGATTTGTATTTAAATCTTCTTCAAATTGTACTTTTTTAATTTCCCATCCATTTAAAGCATTACGAGTATCTTCGTTTCTTGCGTTTGTAGATGCAAAGTTCATGTTAGCAAGATTTTTTCCTGCTAATACATTTTGAGCAATCGGTTTAAATGCGTTTGGTGTATTTGCTAATACAGTTTTAGAATAAGTATCAACTGCATTTCTCATTCCTTCTGGATCAGATCTATGTTTCTCTTTTAAATTTAAATAATGATCTCTAGTAGATTGGTCAAATTGAAATTGCCAATTAACTTTAGCATCAGCTTCTGCTGTTTTTTGAAAAGTATTAATTATATCTGAAATAGGTTTAGCTATTTGAGCTGTAATATTTGTGCTAGGCATTGGTGCTAATCCAAGATTTTCTGTATTTAAATTAACTGTTTTTTTACCTTGTTTTAATGCCATTAAATATCATCCCTTTTATTTGTAGTTCTACTTAAATAATCCCAATCATATTGTCCTTTAGATGGTGTTTGGTAACTTTTTGCATATGATGCACTTTTAAATCCTGCTGCAGCTATATTTGCATAAGCTCCATATTTTTGAGCTTTACCCATAACTCTTGTAGTATAAATTGCAGAATCTAATTTAGATTCACCACGAAGAACATTAAGTTTAATATTAGAAATATCTCTTGCTGCTATTTTATCTATTTCCGAATTAATAGCTAAAAAACTTCCACTATCATCGCTATATCCAGAACCTCCAACTATAGCTAAATTTTGTTTTCTTTTTTTTCTAGCTTCTTCTAATACATCGTTAGAAGCTTGTAATCCTTTTAGTCTGTTAAATTTTTTATCTCTTTCATATTCAAGAATTGCTGCTTTATTTTTTGCTTTATCTGCTTGTAATTGAGAGTATGTACCTACACCTTGTACTACAAAACTTGCAATAGCTAATGTAACTGGATCTGCACTCATGAGAAAACTACCTCCACATTCATACCTAATATTTTTAATGGTAATGGTTGATCTTGAGAAATTGTAATTGTAGGGCTTGTGTCATATCCCATAAAGAAAAATTCTTTTTTACTTGTAAAAGGAACTAGGTCAGAGCCACCAGAAAAACTAACTTGTTGAACAATTAAAGATTTAGAGGTGCTGTCTGCAGCTTTAACATTCATATTTAACGCTGAGTTAAGATCTATGATGGCTCTTGATATTCTTCTTGGCGTACCTGTTAATGGGCCGTCAGGTAATTCTTTATCTATTGGCATTGTTTCTACAACAGGTGTAAAATTAAAACCAACTTTAACTCCTGTTTTAGAAGCAGTTGTTAATTGAATTGTATTAGCTGAAGCATCTGCTGTAAATTCACCTAATGCACTATTACCATCAACTGCAAAAACTTTATCACCACCATATTCTGAATTAACATCATGTAATAATCCTTTAACAATTGTAACAACTGCATTATCAGATGGTGATGAAGGAAGTGTAGTATTTATAGTTAAATCATAAGATCCACTACCATTATCTGTAACAGCTCCTATTTCAAATTCTGTAGAAATACCAGCTATAGTAAATGTTTCTTTAACTTGAGGTGCTGTTGTAAATCCATCTACTTTTAATGTAGTTCCAGTTTGACTTGCACCTTGTACTAAAGGTGAACCTTTTTGATTAACAGTAGTTGTAGTTTGCATATCTAAATTTACTCTGTCGTCATTACCAAATTTTTCTAAAATAAAATGAGTTCCACCTCTAAGAGTTCTTCTAGTAACACAAACTAAATTTTCATTTAAAGATATTATAGATTCAAATGTATCAGTATTATTTGTTTGATTTGATGCACCTTCTGTTGTCCATTTTGTCCAACCTGTTAATTTTTCATCTCTAATAGAATGAAATACTGCTAATGATCCTACATTTGGATGTTCATCTGTAGGTTCAGTTACTCGTTGTTCAAAAGGAATATTTGGTAATTGTGTATTTAAAAAAAAAGCATATTGTTCAGGTCTATAATTTCCACCTTTAAGTACAGCAATTTGTTTTGGGTTAGTTACTAAATGTTGTGCAAGTAAAGATACAGCAGTAGATTTGTAACCATCTTCTAAATCTGAATAAACAAATTCTCTAATAGATTTACCAGTTTTTTGTGCAAATACTGCTGCTGAATCAAACATTAAAGGTGCAGCTCTATTGCATCCATATGGAGTTTGTTTTAGAACAGTTACATTTCCAGGAGTAATTGAAAGATCGTTTGCTTTTGGAATGTAAAATTCCCCACTATCTGTAAATACTTGAAGCTCTTTACCAGATAATAAATGTCTAACTTCATTAACTTCCGAACCCCCAACATCAATATTAATTGCATCTGATGCCTCTCCTGTTCCTACATCAAAATTAAAATATTCTGCAGTATTAGATGCAAATATTGCAGCAGGTTTAGATGTAATTCCTCCAAACCAGAGTCTGTTAGCATGAAAAGTTACTGCTTGAGGATAACCTCTTGTGTCTGAAATTAATTGTTCTTGCCAATCGTGATGAGGGCCATTACTTCCTATGTCTTCATAAATATCAATTGTTGCAACAGTATCAGATGTAACTCCTGTTATTCTGCATTGTTTACCTTTAATTAATAAACGATTATTGTGTGCTGCATTTAAACTTGAATTAGGTGGATTTATAAAAAAGGCTGCACTTGCTGTTACAGTTCTTGCTGTTCCAGCAGTGTTTGCTGATAATGTTAATGTAATACTACTATCTGCATATCTATAAAAAGGCATTAATTTTTTATTAACACCTTGTTGTGAAATAGTTGTGTCTTCATCAAATTCAAAAAAAGACGCAGTAAATAAAGAAGAAGATTCTCTAAATATTTTTACAGTTCTCCATGATGAATGACATATAAAAACTGTATCTCCAAATTGTGCAAAAGTTAATTCATTTAATTGTGCTTGTGTCCAAGGTGTTGTACTAGCACTACCTGTTGGAGCTTGAATAAGAGTTCCATCAATACCATAAATAGCAAATGAATATTGTTGTAAAACAATAATAGCTATTTCGTCATTTGAAAAAACAAAAGGAATTAATCTAGTTCTGTTAGGTAAAAGTGTTGCTAAATATTCAGTACCTGGTCTTCTCATTATACCACCTTCTGCAAGTAATGAAAAATTTCTACATTGTTTTGCACCATTATTGTAGGCAGGAATATCTATACGAGAATTTAATAAAGGATTAAGTTCTCCAGATGAAAAGTTTGTTAATACTGTTTTTAGTCTTCTTGGCATTATACATCAGTTCTTGTAGAGTTTCTTAAATTTATATATCTTGTAGTATCAAGTGTCTTAGCTGTAACTTCAGCTGAATCTATATTTTTACTTATTAAAAATTGTCTATCTGATAAAGTTTTAAACTCTCTAGTCATTGCAGTATCTCTTGCAATTGATCCTGCAAATGCAGAAGCAAGATCATATATTAATGCTAATCTAAAATGAGGTGGAAAATAATCTTCATCTACTCTAAAAATATAATCTAATATTACATCATGGTTTGAACCATAAGAATTTATATAAAGCATATCCTTATATCTTGTGTAAGGAATAACGTAATCATTAACTGTTACTGTACTAATTTGTAATACTCCAGGACTTGCAGGTAGTTGATATGCATAATCATATCTTCCTTCTGGAGCTGCAGCTAATAAAGATAATTTTTTTTGATTTGTTGCAAATTTCCATCTGTGTCTTGTTAAAGATGATTCTGCAAAGTCTTCGTAAATATTAGATGCAACTAATGCTTCAGTACTTCCATCTGAAAATGATGTTATAGGTTGAGCACCTATCATCACCAAAGCTCTTGCACATATATCTACTTTTGTTGTCATATTTAAAAAAAGAATCTAGGGGGATTTCTCCCCCTAAATTGAAATTAGACTATGCTAATTTTGCAGTTGTTACAGTTGTTGCACCAGTTGCAGAAGTAACAGTGATTAAATCTGCTTCTGGAGTTCCACCGATACCAGTAGAACAAAGAATTAGATCACCTTGTTTTAATTCTGCGTAAGCACTATTGAAGTAACCACTACCCACTACAGTTGAAGTCGCATCTCCGTCAGTATAAAACCAAAGAGAGTTGCCACCCATCTGAGCTACCTTTTTAATCGGATTGTCAGTTGCGTATGCCATATTATTATATCTCCTTAGTTATTATTCTGCACAAAGCTGAACTCTTGCAGCGTCACCATCGATTTGTACTGCACCTAAAGATAACATTGAAGTTATTAGGTGAGATACTTTCTCAGGTATGTAGTTAACTTCAGTTCTAACATCTGAACCAATTCCACAACCAATTGCTGATTTGTGGAAGCATAATGTTTTTCTGTCTGAAGATGGTTTTGATAAACCAGAGTGAACGAAGAACAAGAAACCCATCCATCTTTTAGCAGTCATGCCAGAAGGGAATGGAAGATCTTGTGGGCCTACATATTCTACTCTAGAGAATTGATCTATTGATAATAGATCAGACCATTGTTTAGGCCCAACAACCCAGTATCTTTGATTATCATCTGGAACGTCATTTCCGTTGAAAATTTCCATCATGTTTTTTGCTTTAATCAAAGACATACCAGT